GCCATAATTCCTAAAGGGAGTAGAGTTCACTCATGGATAATGCGCCAGTCCATGAGAACACTTCCCACTCCACACCATGCAACATTGGTGCGGAGTTGGAAAACTTCCAGCATCTGAGTTTTCTCTCTAACTCTAGCTGATGAAGCTCCGATATGCCAAACGCAATGGCAAACGTGTTGCGGGCACATTGGTGTATCTCTTGTGGTTGGACTTTGGTGAAGTCAGAGATGCCCATGTGCCGGGCGTCACGCACGGCCCTGGCGTATAAACCGTCGGGGGCGTGTCGGGTGTCGTCTTTACTCCCAGAACTATTTCTGAGAAGGCAGAGTGCATATTCCTGGAGGATGGGAATACCAAGATTGAGAATCAATTCACACAAGCCAATGGCATGAATCGTTCTGGTCCTGTAACTGGGATCAGCCCAGTTGCGCACCCCTGATGTGGATTTGCTGATGACGTTGCGGAAATCCCTCACGAACTTAAATCGCCCAGGGAAATACTCAACGACATGGGCCTGGCAAAAGTCCACATCGTGGATCGTCCTAGCTGGAGGATCCACCTTCATTTCCATACCGAAGTGGAGAAAAGTCTCACTGACTTCGGCACAGAAACGGTCAACGTCTTCGGCCTCGAGGATGGTGACAAAATCATCCCCGTCATCCAAAACATCCCATTTCGTTATGTTGAGCAAATGCATCGCCGCTAAGAGCATCAACAACATGATAAGACAATTGCCCGAGGCAGTGTTCATATCACCGCTCATCCTGCGGCCATCTACGATGTATTTGATGCCAAGCGTCGTGAAACACTTGTTGATCAATTGCATTCGTAACAGCTTAGCAAAGATGAGCGAACGATTGCAGTGCAGGTAAACCCGATGTTCAGCACGCAACAACGGTTTAGTTACGTGCTTGTCGAAACGACGTGCATCGAGGGTTATGTACACTGGGTTGCGAAAGTGAGTGGCCTTGAGGATGAGCAATTCAGCTCTATCGATCGAGTTTAAACCTTTGGCAACGTTTCTGGAGTAGGGAACTCCCATGGACGCCTTGCTATATTGATAAATTTGTTCCTCAATTGGGTGGAGGTACATACTTAGGCACACACAATAGCGAGGGGCCCTGAATTGGATGGCACGAGGGTCTGGGTTGACCTTCGCACCGGCGTTAAACCTTTCAGCTTTGACGAACATCTTGATTGACGCATCCTGGGCCGTCAAGCCCATTAGCGTCACATCATCGGCCGCACGCGTGTAACGCGCAGCTTTAGCCCCACCATGGCGCTTGGCAAGGTCATAGATGTCGTCTTCACCAGTTGGTTGAAGATTGGCGGTAAATCGCTTAACTGCCCAGTTAAGTGACTTGATGCCGACGGGCGTCGGCTTGGGCACTGTCCCGCACACCCTATTATGGATGGATTGAATCTGGTTGTGGACGCAATCGTAGTGCACCGTCGGTTGGTAAAATCCCTCTGTTTCTGGGATCGCAACTCTGACG